GTAAGTGTCATTGATGATGCAGATCGTAGCATTAACGGCAATCTTACGACAATTAAAATGAGAAAGGATTTCTATCCTAGTATCAATAACAAATTCTTTTACGAAGTGTGTTTCCAGAATGCATTTGATGACACATGTGATGAGGATACTATAGTTCAATCTACTGGATTTAAGGTTAGCGAATATCCTTTGTATACAGTGTATCTGGAGGATCGTGCTGGTAAAATGGTCCTATATAGAATAGACTCTATAACTAGTGAAAAAATTGTTCTCAACGATTCTGTTGGAACAGTAGATTACAAGAAAGGTGAGGTTAAATTGTTCGACTTGACGATTATCAAAGGTAGTTTCTTTGACAATCGTATTGAAATTAGATCTGTCCCTTTGAGCAATGATATTAGTGCCATCAGGGAAGTTTATCTTGACGTAGATATCCCTAAGAGTTTGTTCACGATTATCGCAGAGTAAGTTTAAATGGTAGAGACCAGAAGAATATCTACTCTTATTGAATCTCAACTGCCTGAGTTCATTATCAATGAATATGAGAATTTCTCTAAAGTCATTGAGAAATACTATGAGCAGTTGGAGTTAAGAGGCAATCCTCTTGACGTGATTAGTAATATCACGAAATATCGTGATATTGATTTTTATGAAAAAAATCTACTTAAAGAGTCTACTAAAGTATCATCTTACGTTGATGCAGTTGATACCACTATTCAGGTTGAAGATGCATCTTCCTTCCCTGAAACTGATGGTTATATCTCTATCGGCAGTGAGATCATTTTTTATAAGTCTAGAACCGACTATGAATTTAGAGAAGTATCCCGTGGTGTCAGCGGCAATCAAAGACTAGGAGATTTGTATAGCTCCAGTCAGTTTGTTACCACTCTGGCAGAAAATCATGACATCAATGACAATGTACAGAACATTAGTAATCTGTTCTTGTATGCATTTGTCAAAAACTTTGAAAATGATTACCTAGCATCCTTCCCAGAAAAGTATCTAAAGGAAGATGTTGATAAGCGTACCCTAATCAAGAATATTACTGATTTCTATCAGGCAAAGGGTACTGATAGGTCTATTCAGTTTATTTTTAATACACTAGTTTCTAATGATAAACCCAAGGTTCTAAGACCTAAAGATAATACTCTAAAATCATCTTTTTCTGATTGGGTTACATCATATGCTCTTAAGGTAATTGTTTTAGAAGGAAATCCTGATGATTTAATCGGTGAGACAATTATTCAGAATCTAGATCCACTCAATGAATCTATTGAGTATGCATCTGCTATTGTAGACAATGTATTCAGTGCTGGGTCAATTGATGGATTATCTTTGTATGAAATTACGATTGATACTGCTACACTTAATAACCAATTCAGTACTGCATCTAAAACACGCTTAACTGATGGTCTACCAACTAATAGTGATGTTGGTGATAGGATTAATGTATTCTCTACAGAAGGATTTTTACAGCAGGGCAGAATCTATATTAATGGAGAAGAGGTTCAATATTCCTCTAAAAATGTAGATCAGTTCGTAATTAGTCGTAGGGAAAGATCTGATGGGTATGCTGTAGATACTAACGTCTATAGTTACTCTACAATCACCTCTGGAGACGTTAGATTACTTTGTCTAGGAGTTCTATACAATCTGGAGCAAGAGACCTCTGCTCCGTATTCAGAACCAGGTGATAGGATTCAAATCTCCGAACCAGGATTCACTGATATCGATCCAATTCTTATTGATACTAATGGTAATTTAAGATGGTTTGAAAATGATGGTTATGGATCATCTGGCGATATCAATGTTGGTAATGTTATTAGTAAGTTAAAAAATAACATTTCTGCTGTATATCGTGATGAAAACTATTATTATCTTGCTACAGGAGGATTGCCAAATAGACCTATCTTGTATAGTGGTATTGGACAAACTCTAAGTGATCAAAAAATTCTTAGATTGATTCGTAAGAAACCACTTACGATTACCGAGTCTTATGAGACTTCACAACGTGATGTTGGTATTTTTGTTGATGGCACCATTGCGTTCAGTCACAAAGACTTTGATCAAATCAAATATGGTAAAATTACTAAATTTAATATTGAAAACAAAGGCAATGGTTATAATGATCCCCCTAACGTTCTTATTAATGGAGCACCAGGATTAGCAAGAACATTTTTGTCTGGCGAGACAATTGGTACTATTGAACTAGAAACTGATAATATTTTTACTAGTGTTCCTGAAGTTACGATAACTTCTGGTAGAGGAGCAGAGGCAACAGCTGTTGTAACTTTCGGTACTATCACAAGTATTAATGTTATTAATTCTGGAGAATACTATTCAACTCCTCCTAGGGTTGTAATTACAGATAAACTAGGTAAGGGTCGTTTTGCAGAATATAAAGCAATTCTAGAAGATGGTAAAATTGTTTCCTTTGAAAGTGTAGATCAAGGTAAATTCTACAGCAAAGGAAATGTAATTGTTGAAATTATCCCAGTTGGTAGAGATGGTCTGGTAACATGTGATGTGTTCACTTGGACTAAAAACAGATATAATAAATTACAACCAGATCTAGACAATAATAATTCTTACGTATTTCCTCACTATAATCCAACTAGAGGATTTGGATATGGCGTTTGTGCATCTCCAACTCAATTAAGAACTGAGTTATCTGATGATGGAACTGGACATTCACCTATTCTAGGTTTTGCTTATGATGGTAATCCCATCTATGGTCCTTTTGGATTTGAAAATCCACTAGATTCTACTAGTACAGTAGGAAGGATTAGATCTGCATATAGAATTAAAGCAACTAGAACTAATGGACCATCGGTAGATGAATTTCCTATCGGAACATTTATCCAAGATTATGAATGGATAGCAAGTACATCTATCGGTAAGACTGAACTAGATGAGAATAATGGTAGATTCTGTGTAACTCCAGAATATCCTACTGGCACCTATGCATATTTTATTAGTGTTGATTCTGATGGCAACCCCGCCTTCCCATACATTTTAGGTAACAATTTTTATTCTTTACCTGTTGATTCTAACTATAATGCAGATTTAACTCAGGACGATCTACCGACAAAAGCAGAAAGATACAGAATTCCTGGTATGGACGGAAATGGTTCCCAATCCATGCTAACTATTGCTGAGACTTTATCAGGAAACGTTGAAACTTTAAGTATTTTAAATTCCACGGATCAGTTTAAAGTTGGTGGTAAATTTCAAGTTAGTGATGTAAGAACAGAGGGATCTGGTGCGTCTGCATTTGTTTCTTCTGTTGTAGGTAAAGATATTCTTTCTATGGATTGTAAGTCCTTAGAAACAACTAATACTAAGTCAGTTGCACTAGTACGATTAATTGCTCCAACATACCTATTTGAAAATGATATTGTTACACAAGAAGATTCTACATTTACTGGTAAGGTAATTTCTGACATATCTAATAGAAGTGAATTTGTCCTTGAAGAAGTATCAGGAACTTTTGTTGAAGGTAAGGAACTTAATTCTTCTAGTACAATTATTAGTATCTTAATTGATAGAAATGTATTTTTTACTGCAGAATCAACTCTTCTGTTAACTGATGGCGCAGATTCAACCCTTGCTACTGGTAGAGTTTTAGAATCAGTATCTAATCAGAATTCTGTTAAGGTAGAAGTTTTATCAGGTGAGTTTGTTGTTCCTGATAGTGTAACCACCGCACACTTTTTGCAGAGCACGACTCTAGGTGATAGTGTTGGTGGTGAAGTTGTAGTTTATTCAAATCTAAGTAAAGAAATTAAAGCTTTTGCAGTTAGAGATGATCTAGTTCTAGTCGAAACTGATGGAACTCACAATGTAGGAGTTAATAGTTATATCGATGTTGAAGTAGATCCAGATGTAAGTCAGACTACAACTGAATATTATGTAAGGAAGCGTTTCTATCAAGAAATTAAACTCAAGACTCCTAGTTTTGGTAGTTTGATGATTGATACTGGTGTAGGTAGAGGAGATCTCTTAAATGGTGGTCTTTCTTATACTGCTGGAAATTATGTAGATGTAGAATTAATTTTCCTTGATCAAAGCAAGGTCAGAAATGGAATTGGTTCTCCTGGTGATAGTAAGAACGCAATCGCAACTATTAATGTTAGTGATTTTAATGGCACTGGGTATGGTAGTGTATCTGACTTTACTATTACTAATAAAGGAAGTGATTATATTAAAGGTGATGTTCTAACAGTTGCAGATGCCGATCTCAATAGACTTTCAAATTCTGTTTCTTCACAGAGACTAGCAATTAATGTAGATCATATTGGTCTTGCACAACTTAATACTAAATTGAGTCTCGTTCAGGTCAATAAGCTGTCGGTGGATGATCTTCTTAAAATTGATAGTGAAATTGTCAAAATTGTTAGTATTGACTCTAGTAATAGAGAAGTAACAATTGAAAGGGGTATTGAAGGTAGTAATATTGTAGATCACTTTGATGGAACGCTTGTATCTCTATACAAAGGTGTCTATAGATTTGATGCGAATTCAAGACCTCTGGGAATTGGTCCTAACGATCCAACTATTATTTCATATGACTCTACAACACAGAACATTGTGTTGGCATATAATTATAGTTCCACTTCCCCTAGAGAAGTTACTCTAAGTAGCGTATTCCAAGATAATAGTTCTCCTAAGAAGTCTATTGCTTTAAGTTCTGTTATTCCTGGAGAAAATAGACTAGAATTTTCTAAAGATGTTAATTTTGCTACGTTTGGTGTTAATACTGATATTAGAATTCAAAAATACTACAATTATGTGTTTGACACTAGTCATGTTTCTATGCAAGGTGTCTTCCTAGATTTTTCTGCTAGCAGAACAGGAACTATCTTCACAGAAGAAAAAATAGTAAGTGGCATTCAACCTGGCAATGCTGGTTCGTTTGTTTCAATTACTCTTGGATTTGGTCCAAATATTGTAGGTCAAACTCAACAGAGATTCCCAGTAAACTTTGACACGTATTATTACTTTATTAAATCAAATAGTGATGTTAATACTGATGGTGCAGCTCTACGAGTTATTGATGATCCAATTGCAGGTTCTAAGCAAATTTTGTTCTCTAGTCAAACTAAATTTGCATATGCTTATACAGAGATTCCTGATTACAATGGCAAAGGAGATTTAAGGTATAACACTGATTCTCCATTTGCTATTGGTAAAATTAAATATGCAACTATCGACAATAAAGGTATAGATTACAAAAGATTGCCAGTAATTACTGGATGTAATGTTGATTCTGATAATCAACCAAACCTTAATGTTCAATGGGATTCTATTACAAAAACTATTCTTGGAGTTGAAATTTTACAAGGTGGTAAGAATTTCGTATCACCTAAAGCATATGTTAGTAGAGGTGATGGTACAGGAGCAGTATTTAATGTATTCCAAGATGCTGGTAGAATTGTTAGAATAGATGTTGTTAATGAAGGTAGTGGATATAATTACATTCCTGAAATTACTATTTACGAAGGTGGAGTAGAGGCATACTTTGGATCTGATAATATTGGATTACCTAAGAATGTGAGTATTGTTAAAAGTGGTGGTGGATATCATAATGATACTACTATTCTACCTAAATTTACATCACACTATGCTCTTATTATTAGAGGACAATCTAAGTTTTTTAAAGGTGAAAGAGTTGAGCAGAGAGATGGTAATCGTTTAGTATTCAGTGCAATTATTTCTGATAAGGGATGGAGACTTGGTACTAACATTTTAAGATTAGAAAAAATTACAGGTAATGTAGATTTTAATTTACCGCTAGTTTCGGTAATGCAAACATCCAGATCTGTTGAAGTAGTAGATGTTTTGTCAACTCAATTTAAACCTACCATTAAATCTTTCTCAGATAACATGGGTAGATTTACATCCGATAAGGGAAAAATTGGTGATAGAAATCAAAGACTTACTGATTCTTTCTTCTACCAAGATTATTCTTATGTAATTCAATCCAAGACTCCTATCAATACATGGAGAGACTTGATCAAGCAAACTACGCATCCAGCTGGTTTCTTGATGTTTGGTGAAGTTGTCATTGAAAGTGAACAAGAAAGTTCAATGCCAATTGAACAACCAAAGTCGGATAAAATTTCTTTTATCGAACTAGCACCTAAAAATGTTACAGTAGAAAGAAAATCCACTAGAGTTACTCAAAGTTCAATTAGAGTTAGAGATACCAATCTTCGTAGAGGTATTGGTAGTGTTTCTATTAATGAGTATGATACTGAAGGTATTCTATCTAAAGAATTAATTTTAGCACAAGATTTCTCTGGTCGCTATGCAACTCAGGAAGATTATATTGGACCTATCAAATCAATTACAAAAGTAGGTGATGGCACTTCTGAGATTGCTGTTGGGTTTGGTGGTGGAACTAACTTTACCACTATTGCTGGTGAATATAATCACTGGGTCAAGTTTAAAATGCTTGGCAACACCAATAATCAACCTGCTATCACTCCTTATGTTGATGCTACTTCTCCTGCACAATCGTGGAGAGGATCATTACATAACTACTCTATTCTGTCAAATGATGAGTATGTAACCAGTGGAGGTGGCAATTTTGATCTGTCAAAGATCAATCTTATGACTATTGGTTTCATGCCTGAGTTTGGTGAGTTCTCAAGTAATCAAGGTACTTCAAATACTGAATTTGGTGCGATTATACAATCAAACGAATCTGACTTTTCCGAGATTGCATCAGGATTTGAAGTTGGCGATACTATTACTTTTTATGAAAATGCTTCAACGTTTGTTAAAGTTGAAGTTGTATCTGTAGATTCTCCAGCATACCACCCAACGCTAGGTGTCATTGGTGATGGTAATGTTCTTGGAAGAAGAACCTTCCAACTTTTAGACAAAGCAAATAATTTAGCATACTCACCATATAATGAGCAAGAAACATTCATTACTCTAAATGGTGTTGCACAAGAACCAAAAAAAGCATACGAGATAAGTGGAAGTCAAATTACATTTGCATCTGCTCCTTTAGGACCTCAGTATCCTATTACTGGGGAAAATTTTGATGATACTTACACCACAGATCCAACAAAGTTTGTATGTAAATCATTTAAATTTAAAAATGATACATTTAATGCTAAGTATCTTAAAAAAATTAAAGATATCTCTGGAAGTTTTGATGGCATTTCTACAGAGTTTGCATTAAGTTGGGATGACGATACTATTGTTAAAACTGACACCAAAGAAAATCTTCTGATTTTTGTTAATGGTGTTTTGCAGGCAGTAAATAGCGCATATACTATTAGAAGGAGTGATAATGATTCCCAAACAGATATTATTGTATTCATTGAACCACCAAGAAATTTCTATGATGTTATTGACTACACTCCAGAACAATTAGATCAAAAAGAATATTTCTATGGATATGGTGTTGGTAGTTATGATAGACTTAGAATTGATGAGAGATTGATTCCTTATCGTGGTGAGGGACCATATCTTGTATTTGATGAAGAAACTGATACAGTCAAAAATATTAATGAAGCAGATTTTGCTTTAGTGTTTGTTGATGGTGTTCTACAAGCACCTGATACTTATAAGTTAAATGGTCCAAATATTTCGTTTACAGAACAACTTATTAAGTATATTCCTAGTACTGGAGAATCTTTAGCAAGCAAAGTAGAAATTATTTCTTTGTTTGGTAGACAAGTTCCTAAAACTTTATCTGCATATGATTATGATAGAATTATTTTTAGAAATGAAGTTAGTATAGTTCTAACTAAAGTATTAGATGATCCTAATGGAAAAGATGAATATATTGAGTGGCAGGAAAACTTTACTGCTTTTGATCCTTCTGTTACTAAGAATGTATTCACATTTGATGATAATGGTAACAGAGTATTCATCGGTAAACTTAATAGTGTAAGATTTGATCTTCTAGAAGACGGAACAGCAAATGGTGTAGCAAAACCAGGAGTTGTTGCAGAACAACTAACTATCAAGATTCTCAATGCAGAAAACCTCAAGTTTACCGCAAATGATTATGACCCAAGAGTTAGCGATGATGATGAACTAAGAATTAAAGGAATCTTCATTACAGACCAACCTGATTTTACTGATTTCGTAAGTTTCAACGCAGCATATCCTATCTTTAAAATTGAATGGGATTATACTAAAAATGCTGATGGTGACAGGGTTCTTGTTCAAGATATTCCCGATTGGTTGAAAGGATCTAAACTAGGTGATGATGCATACTTCAATCTTTATAATAATCTAGTTGACATTGCTCCTGGCGATGAAATTATGATTGATGGTGAGAAAGATTACAGAAAAGTTTTGTATATCCCGCCAGAAGTAAAAGGAAGAAACTTCAACAACGGACAGACTGCCAAGTTTGAGCACTATAGTCCTATTGAAGTTACTAACTATAATGATATAGTAAGAGGAGAGGGTCTTAGTGTTACTTGCACTATTGGTGATGGTGGTGCCGTCACTGGTGTTGGTTTTAGTGACCTTGAGTGGAATAGAAGAGATCTAAAACTCTTTTTTGATACAGGTATTCTACTACAACCAACAGCATATCAGTATTTTGTTCCACCTCAAGTTAAATTTATTCCTGTCGATGGAAGAGGTGGTGGTGCAAGAGCAGAAGTTCTCACTATTGCAGGACAAGTTTTAGATGTTATTCTCATTGAGGGTGGCAGTGGATATACTCAACCACCTAAGGCAGTTGTAACACGAGGATATAACGTTCTACGTAAACCAAATAGAACTATTCAATCTAACTATAGACTTGAGATTGGAACACAAATTGGTTTACAACAGCAAACCACCATTGCTACAGAGATTATTATTTCTGGTCAGGGACAATCGACTGGTCTCTTCTCTCTCATCTCGTTTGGTATTGTTGGTTCAGTTACGCCAATTGATAACGATGAAATTGTTAACATCATTACACCTGAGGCAGAAGAAGTTGGCGATCAACTAAGTTTGCCTGAAGGCAACTCTATTATCTTTACTAAGAGGGATCCATTCACTGCAGTTGATCAGGTTGCATCTGAACTTATTATTAATGAGACTCTCATCACAGTTACACTTGATAACCCAATTGCAAGTATCACTAACATCAGTCCTGTTGGTGGTGTTGATGTTATTATTAATAATCTACAGAAGATTATTAATACACCAATTGCATACTTCCGTGAAGAATCTGCATCTGCAACTGGTGCATTGTTGGATTCCCCACTATCTCCAATAGGTACTACTCTGTATGTTAATAACACGTCTCTATTTGCAGACGTTGGTAAACTACAAGTTGGTAGAGAGATTGTTGGATATGAAAGAAAACTACAAGATAGATTCCTTAATGTTACTAGAGGACTTGATAGAACTGTAGCAGTTGCTCATCCTGCAGGTCAATACATCAGAACTATCCCAGACTCTGTAAGGGTTATTGATGCTGGTCCTAGAAGTATTGTTGCTACTATCGTCAGTGTTGCACAGAGTAATGTATCCAACATTGAAGTTAAGAATCAAGTTCATTCTGTCAGTGATATTGTAGACGTTCAGGTAGATACTAACCTTAAGATGACTCTACAGAAGGAAATTCAATCTTCTGTAACTGAAGTATCTGCTGCAATTCAAAATTATGTAATCTCACTAACTGAATCTTCTGTATTGATGAGCAGTGAGAGTGTATCTGTTGCTGCATCTACAATTCAATCTATTAATAGTGCTGAACTTCCTCAGCAGGTTCTTACTGATGTTATTGAATATGAGATTGCTCCATACCTAGCATACAATGATCAAGTTGTAACATTAGAACTGATTTCTACAGCGACTCCATCCGAGTCTTCTGTATTGATGAGTGATGAAAGTGTATCTGTTGTTGCATCTACGATTCAAACTATTAACAATTCTGCTATTGTAACAGAAAAAGCACTAGATCTACACACTTCACAAGTTGAAACAACAATCTCTCAATCTCTACAAGTATTTGCAGCAATTCCTCCAGGCACTGATCCAGGTGGACTGAATTCACCAATTCCAGTTGCTTCTATTCTAAGTACCGAAACTGCTCTATATGCAGTTATTCACGGAACTGAAACTGAAGTTGCTATTCTTGGCAACCATCTACCAGTTCTTAATGGTAGAGATAAACCTGCAGATATTACGTTAAATAGAGAGATGGGAGTCTTAGACTTCTTTGAAGAACTAGTTGTACTAGAAACCAGTGTCCTTCTCCGTTAAAATCAATGCCACAAACGCAGTTACAATTAGCAAGTCCTTATAATGAGGTACTTAAAAGAAATACTTTAGTTATTAAAGTAGAAAATTTTAAGCAAAGAAAACCAGAAGGATTTGATTCGTTTGATTCTGGTAATGCTTTCCATACTCTTGCGGCTTTTGAAAAGCACATTTTTAGTGGTGATAATGTTATTGATGATTTAACAAGAGAATTTCCTACTCTTCAAATTAGAGATTTTGAAATAAGACCAAATTCTTCATTTACATTGACAGGTAGTAAATTTAATTTTGCTGGTTCTACTCAAACATTACCTTTTGGATCTACCATCAATAGTCTACAAGTATTGACTACTGATGAGTCAAATCAAACAATTCTTGACGCAGACACTAGCATTACAAGATTTGCAAGTGCTGGACATCTTTTTATTGGTGGTAGTGCGCGTACTCTTTTCGAGTATACATCCAAGACTGCCACAGGATTTATTGGTTATGTTAAATCTGGAAATGTGAATATTCCGCCTTCTACGGAGTTCATCCAGTATTCTGTTGAATGATCAAACTATATTGTATAAATAAATCAAGACAACAACGTTCTAGAGAAAAAATAAATGGCTGCAATTATTTCAGACAAATTTAGAATTTTCAATGCTAAACAATTTCTAGAGTCTCTGTCCGAAGGCAGTAGTGATACTGGATCCGACAGAACTAGAATGTACTTCTTTGTGGGTCGTCCACAAGCATGGAATTCATACTTGGAGATTTACTCCGCAAACGCAACAGCATTTACTGCTGGTCAGTTTGTTTATGTTTCTACCGATACGAATGGATCGTATACTTGGGCAAATGCACCTTTCAAGGCAAGCATTGTAGCAGTATACGAAAATTCTCTTATCCTTAGTTCAATTTCTCCAAGTACATCTTCAACTCCTCTCCCCAACTCTGTAGTTGAAGGTTGGAACGGAGCATCAGATACAGGAGCAGAAGCAAGAGCAGGTGTATATCGCTTTGCTACAGAAGACACCCCTCCTACTCCACTGGATCACCAGTCGGAAAAATTTGATGTTTATGATGAAATTATTGCTGCTAAGCGTATCACCGATTCGTTTGCTCGTGGTGTAATTACTCGTTACGATTGGAACACGCTTGCTGCGGAACCTCGTTTCGACATGTACAAGCCTGACTACACCGCAACCACGACTGGTCAGATCGGCAAACTAGCACTTACTAATGCCGCATCTCTAGCAACTGCTAAGTACTATGTAATCAACTCCAACTACGAGGTATTCAAGTGCCTCTATAATGGTGAGTTCCCTGGCAGAACTTCCCCTAACCCCCAGTACGAACCCAAGACCTCTCCTTCTGCTGGTCAAGGTACTTATAATGGTAATGTGTTTACCGAAGGTGGTGACCTAGAAGTTTCTAACACTGCGGGTTATGCTTGGAAGTATATGTACACCATCCCAACAGATGATGTTCTTCGCTTCCTTTCTACCAACTTCCTTCCCATCAACCTACCATCGGAAAGCACTAGAGCTGCTGTTCAATCCGCTGCGATTGAAGGTGCAGTAAGCGTTGTTCTGGTAGAAGAAGTTGGCGCTGGTCTTCCTAACGGAACCCACTATGCACCTATTAATGGTGATGGTCAACTTGCTGGTGGTACTGAAGCAGTTGTAGAAATCGTAGTTGCTTCTAATGCTATCCAGTCTGCTAAAATTGTAACAGAAGGTGCTGGTTATACTTATGGTTCAGTCAACCTTGCTGACGGCGTAACAGTCGGTGGCATTAAGACTGGTCTATTTACTACTTCTGCACTCACAACTGGACGCACTGGTGTTTCTGGCACAGGTGCTTTGGAAGTTATTATTGCTCCCGAAGGTGGTCATGGTGCAGACATGGAGTCTGAGTTCGGCGCTAAGCGTGTTATGACGAACATTCGTTTGACCTACGCTGAAGGTTCTGGCGACTTCCCCGTTGATAACGACTTCCGTCGTATCGGCATTATCAAGGACCCATACAACTACGGCACTACCGATTTCGCAACTAACGACACCCGTAATGGTTTGTTTGCAGTTAAGATCGAAAATGCAACTGCTGACTACAATGCTGATGAAGAAATTACTCAAGCATTGTCTACTGGTGGTACTGCAAAAGGCACCGTAGTTTCTTGGACTCTTGATTCTGGTTCTACCACTGCTGGTGTTCTTAAGTACATCCAAGTCCCTGGTCTACATGCAGAAAACGGAGTTGTAAGAGAATTTGATTCTAGTGCTGCTGTTGTTGGTACTTCATCTCTTGCTTCTGGCACAGTTGATCAAGCAACCACTGCTGTCACACTTCTAGGTGTTAGTTTCACCAATGGTCAAGGTAATCCTGAGATCGAAGCGAACTCTGGAGATGTCATTTATGTTGAGAACAGAAGACTCATCACACGTGCTCCTGACCAAATTGAAGACATCAAGTTAGTAATTGAGTTCTGACCTCCTAAATAACGTTAGGAAAACCAGGACGTTAGTGCATATACAATGCCTCAAAATACTAACTTAAACGCATCGCCTTACTTTGAAGACTTTGATTCTCAGAATAATTTCTATAAGGTCTTGTTTAGACCAGGGTTTGCGGTACAGACTAGAGAACTAACAACTCTCCAGTCTGTATTACAAACTCAATTAGAATCATTCGGGAGGAACGTCTTCAAGCAAGGCGATCTTGTTGTGCCTGGAGAAGTCGGGTTCAATACGAAACTAAATTACGTTAAACTATCTTCTGTTTCTGAGGTTGCAATCAGTGACGAAGCAGGAAACGTTGTATATCAAAAATATGACATTAGTCAACTGGTCGGTCTGAAAATTCAGGGTGTATCATCTAGTGTTATTGCAAGTGTTATTGCTACAGAATTTGGTTCTGATACAGAATCAGATACAATTTATGTCAATTACTTGGACTCTGGCGCATCTGGCGACGAAGAGAGATTCCGTCAAGGTGAGACTCTAGAAGTAATTGGTGGTGTTAATTCTCCTCTATTGGTTGTCGGAACTGATGGAGTATCTCTTCCTACCAGTATCAGTGTTACTGATCCTGACACAGGTATTGAACAATTTATTGATAGTCCTGCATTGGGATTTGCTTCTGCTATAAAAGTAGAAGAAGGTATTTACTTTGTTAATGGATATTTTGTAAGAAATGCCGAGCAACTTTTAGTTGTTAGCAAATACTATGATGCACCTTCCAGCAAAATTGGTTTTAAAATTGTAGAGTCTCTGGTTACACCTGAGGAAGATAGTTCCTTGTATGATAATGCAAGGGGGTATTCTAATTTCTCTGCTCCTGGTGCTCATAGACTTAAAATTAATCTAGAACTTGTTAAGTATGGTTACTATGATCTAACTGATAAGAATTTTATTCAGTTACTACTTATTAAACGTGGTACTATTCAGAAACAAATTAAAGCAAATGACTATTCTCTTGTAGAAGCAGCAATTGCTAAGAAAACTTTTGACGAATCTGGTGATTATGTCGTAGAACCATTCCCTCTACAAGTTAGAGAGTATTATCAAAATGATAATAACCTAGGATTCTATACTGCCGATGATGATGGACTTGTTAATGGTCTATCAGTAAATCAAGCATCCGCAAAACTCCTAGGAACTATTGGTTCTGGCAAAGCATATATTAAAGGATATGAAGTTAAAAATAAAGAGAGTAAGTATCTCGAAATTGATAAAGCAAGAGATACAATTAAAAGAGAAAATCAGACACTAAAAACAACAGGTCTAACTTCCTTCTATATTAGTAATGTATATGGTACAACTCCACTTAATGCTGAGGGTGCTGAACTAACATCGTATCCTACATTATTTTTAAATTCTACTTACAATGATGGTTCTGTCGGTCTTAATGACACAGAAGCAAGTGATGGTGTCAAGCAGACTACCAATCGCCGTGGACAAGGATATGGCGTAGAAGAAGGAGTCAAGACAATCTATTGTCAGATTGAAGCTGGATCTGGTTTTGGCATCGCAGATATGACTGATGCTAACTTTAAATCTCAGTTTAAAAAATTATATTTTATCAAAACTAGAGCTGCTAGTCAGGTTACTAGTTATGGAGAGGTAGATGTTTTAGCATTCTCCATTGTATCTCGCCCAGAAATTTCTGCCGCTGGTGCAAATCAATTTGTTGAAATTACAGTAAAAGGAAATAGATCTGAACTAGATATTTTTGTGATTGATTATGATGCATCAGCATCAAATAAACTGAGGAAGTTGTTTAAATCACAAGCAGATGTTGAAGATAATAGTAGCGAACTATTTGATCTGCGTGATTATAATGAAACTATTACACCTATCGTAGGTATTGCTAAACCAAAAAATATTGCTTTAAAAGAAATTAGTTCTGGTTTTAATAAAGATCTTGATAAGATTGTATCTAAAGGTAGACTTGCTGGTGGTCTAGAACAATACAATTCTATTTTTGACCTTTCATATTTTGCTCCTCAATTTTTCACAAGAATTCTTTTAGAAACAGAAATTACTGGAGATTCTTTTAATCCTGGTAAGTACATTTATGGTTCCCTAAGTGGTGCTATTGCTGTTATTGAGGGAGGTACGTTGGCTACCTACTCGTCAGTCTCCAAGTTGTTTGTTACTATGGTGTTTGGTGAGTTTAAAGGTGGTGAAACAATTACATCAGAAACTGGCGAAACAATTAAGATTGCAACGGATAATACAATTTCCCACTTTATTATTCCTACTAGGGGAGATAGTTATGCTGCAGGAACAAGAATTATCCTTGATGGTGTTACTTATGATGAGTCTTCAATTGCTATTGTTAGATCTGGTGCAGGTGCTTTAGATACGATCTATGTTAACGATAGAGCTTCTACAGACACTCTATACTCACGTCCTCCGATTGTTGAGTTTACTGGTACTGTCCCAACTAATGTTGCTGTTGTTACTCCTGTTCTATTCAGAAATACAGTATATACATATTCTCCAAAGAATATTAAATCTGTATTCTCTCAGTTTGGTTCTGGTAATGCCAATAAATTCTCTGCTGATATTGAACTTGAAAAGACTGGATATGTCAATACAATTTCAGTAACTGACTTTACCTTCTCAGGCACTGCAGGGTACAAGTTTATCGAGTGTAATGGATTTGGTGGTGATGCGTCGAAGAACCTTGTTCAAGGCGACGTGGTGCAGTTCTCAGACGTTACTGGTGCTGTATATAAGTACATCGTTCAATATGCTACTAGACCTGACGGAACAAAGAGATCAAGAATCTATCTAGATAGAGCTCTGCAGGCAAATGTAGAGAATGCTTCTGTTGTTCTGCAAAGACCAATAATTGAAAATCCAAGCGGTACTCTAGTTTTCCCAACTGGCGATAAGCAGATCAAGACTCTTATTGATTCTTCAGAAGACTCCAAGATCAAATATTATTTCAGAAGAGATTTTATTACGAGTGCTGCATCTGCTAGTGGAAACTTAACTTTTGCTGCTCAACTTCCATTTGGTACTCAACGCTTTGCTCCTTTCTCAGATAAGAACTTCTTGATTACTGTTCTAGAAACAGGTGTTGCTGAGCATGTTATTGATTCGAGTGGAAGTCTTCAATTGTTTGGCGGTCCTCTTAAAAAGGGTGATGTAGTTTACGTTGATCCTGAATATGTAACTATTGCTCAATCAGATAGTAATCTAACTGCAGGAAGTGTCACGATTAATTTCCCTGAAAATCATTTTGGTGATATCACTGCTCTGCGTACTGCTCTAGAAGCAAGAGCTGCAAATCCTCAATCAGGTGATCCTGATTGGACCCTTCCTGAAAACAACTTCCCTAAGATGAAGTTGACTGCTACTTTAGAAGTATCTAAAGCAAAACCAAGACTTAAAACTTCTATTCTGAACAAGCAAATTATTGTTCAATCTGGAGGAACCTCTGTAGTACCACTAAGAGGACAAGAACTTGGTGGCGAAACTATTCAAATTACTTCTTACTCAGATGTTTTCAAATTAAGATATGTTTATGAAGGATCTATTTCTTCTCCTCCTACTGTAGATGCTGGAGGTAATCTTATTAGTGGAGTAGATGTTTCTAATAAGTATACATTTGACAATGGACAAAGAGATACATTTTATGATATTGCAAGATTGGTTTTAAAACCAGGTCTTACTGCACCTACAGGTCAACTTGTAATCGCGTTTGATTACTTCGAGCACTCACAAGGTGACTTCTGTACTATCGATTCGTATTTGCATGAAGCAGGTGTAACTGAGAAAGACATTCCATCTTTCAACTCATCTGTTAGTGGTTTAGTATCACTTAAAGATGTTATTGATTTCAGACCTAAAGTAGATAACTCTAACATACTTCCTGGATATCAAGATAAAACTTTTCTTTCAGAATCTGACTTCTTGTCATTCTCTGGTGTATCTGGTATTCCCGCTAATTGTCCATCGGATGATTCTAATCTAGAATTTACTATCAAGTATAATAAAGAACAATACCTTGACAGAATTGATGGTGTGTTCTTGAATACTGATGGAAATTTTGTTGTTAAGAAAGGAAACTCTTCACTTAACCCATCACGTCCAGAGACAATCAGCGATTCTACTCCACTCTACTATCTCTACATTCCTGCATTTACAGATTCTTATAGAGATGTCCGTATTATTCCTGTAGAGAATAAGCGTTACACGATGAAGGACATTGGAAAATTGAATCAACGTGTCGAACGCCTAGAGTATTATACTTCTCTTAGTGTTTTAGAACAGCAAACACTGAACATGCAAGTTACCGATGATATTGGTCTTGACAGATTTAAGTGTGGTTTTTATGTAGATAACTTTGAAACACATAAAGGAGATATCAAATCAGTAGATCATGTATGTTCTATTGATACTCAGCAGTCTGTTCTTAGACCACAAGTTAGTGAAGATAGTTTCCTCGTTAAGGAAATCAATACTAGAAATGATCAAAGAGAAGTTTCTGGTTATGTTAACAATAAAGGTGTTCTAACACTACCATATACTAATCGTAGATTACTTGGTAATAATTTTGCTACTAAGACAATTAATCCAAATCCATTTGTTGTTCTTCAATATGTTGGTGATCTATCCGTAGATCCTAATGTTGATTCTTGGTATGATAGATCTATTGCTCCTCTAGTTACAGACAACAATACGGATCTATTTGTACCCTTCCTTGCTAAAGAAAATCTAGAAGTGGCATTCGCAAGTCTGTACAATTCCTTTATTGTAACTTGGTCTGGCACCGAAAGATCTTTCTATAATATTAATCCTCTATCAAAAACCAATACAGAAATATCTGGTGAAGAAGTTATCAAAGCAAATGTTGCGAGTTCTTCTAATATCAGTCCGATGAATAATGAGATTGGTAAAGGTATTGCTTCTAGAACTAGTCGTGGTAAGTCTGTTGCATCTGCACTGCAATATTTTGCTCGTAGCATTCCAGTTAAATTTACCATCCGTAGACTTAAACCAAAAACTGAAGTATACGTATACTTAGAAGGTAAAAAAATTAACAGATGGGTTGTTCCTGATATTAGATTTACTGGTATTCCTGGCAACTCATTATCTACTTTCAATGCACCTATCATCACTGACGAAAGTGGCAATGCTAGTGGTATTGTTTTGATCCCTGCTGGTAAAGCACCTAGAGAATCTGCTGCATGGACAGGAGAAGCAGAAACAGTATCGTATGATAATTCATCCGAAGAAGTTAGAATTACTACTGGAGAAAAAACTTTACGCTTTACTTCCAGTGCAACGAATCGCAACAAAACAGATGTAGAAACATTTGCAGAAACTAAGTTCTATGCATCAGGTCTTCTTCCAGATAATCCTGCTAGCATCGTATCCACAAAACCAGCATACTTCAAAGCAAATGAAGGAACTCAATTGGTTACAAATAATACTGAAGTTGAGCAAAAACCAAATCCTTTAGCACAAACATTTAAAGTTGAAGAGTATGATGAAGGCGTATTTGCTACTGGTGTAGATCTATACATTTCTAAGAAGAGTGATTCTATTCCTATTAGAGTATACCTTACCGATGTAGATTCAGAAAAACCAGGTAAAAATATTATTCCTGGCACAGAAATTGTCAAGGAACCATATACTTATGTTAAAGCATATGTATCAGCTTCTGTAACTGTTATTAAGGAAGAAAATATTATTGGTGTAACAACCAATGCTTCTGGTCCTATCCTTAAAATCTTAGACAAGAACAATAACCAACTTCCTGTATCAGAAGATAATGAAATTCAATTGAATAACGAACAAGTATACACTTTTGTTCTATCTAATAACAATGGTACTGCTTTCATAGCAAACGAGGAATTAAAACTTAACTCTATTACAGTATTCAATAACGCAAACAATACAGAGATCTCTGCACGTATTGCAAAAGACTCTGGTGTTGTTTCTGTAATGAAAGTAACTAATACAGGATCTAATTATGATTCTGCAACTATCACCATTGAGTCTCCAAGTCTTCCTGGTGGCAGTAACGCTACTGGTAGTGTTAAAGTATCTGATGGTCTCATCTATGACACTACACTTACACTTTCTGGTAGAGGTTACACAGAACCACCTTCTGTTGTTATTAGAGGATCTGGTATCGGTAACACTGGTGCTACCATTGAAACTGAAATTGAAATCACAGAACCTGCTGTCAGAATGGGTGTTGCTGAAGATGTGGATGGCGGTATCCCATCAGTAACTCCAACTAACTTTATGTTTGACTATCCTGTATTCCTGCAAAACAATACAGAATATTCTCTAGTTGTAGAAACTGATTCTAAAGACTATAACATTTGGGTATCTAAGTTAGGTGAAACTGAAATTGCTACAAATACAACAGTTACCACAAATCCGTCACTAGGATCTGTTTACAAATCACAGAATACTGGTTCCTGGGTAGAAGATCTATTTGAAGATATTAAATTTACTTTATACAGAGCAGAGTTTGATATCTCCAATACTGCATCCATTGATCTCACAACTATTAGTAAAGGTTATGAGAACATGATCGAGGATCCTCTAGAAACATATGCATTTGCTAATGCCAATGCAACATCATCTCTCTTTAAAAATAACAATAACATTATTAAAGTAAATCATAAAAATCATGGTTTTGATTTAAACAATTCATATGTATTCTTTAAAAATCTAGATACGACTGCTGGGTTCACTCAAGGTTCTTTGAATACAACTCTATTTAAAGTTTCCAATGCTGGTCTTGACACATTTAATATCAGTGGTATTGGTAGAGCAGCAGACACAATTACTGGTGGCGGTGCAGATGGATTGATTGCTTCTAATAAAAAATATGAAAGACTATTAGCACAGATTGCTTACTTGCAGTCTCCTTCTACAAACATCGAAACTTTTGTTAAATCAACAGATGTTATTGCTGTTGACTCTTTAACTGAAAACTATAACTCATATGGTTCAGTAGATTTTGAAAAGACTTTCCTAAATGAAGAGCAATTCTTTATTAATCAAAAAGTAATTGCTTCTGATATTAATGTTTTGATGAATAATTTAGAAAGAAGTCTTACTTATAGATTAAATCTATCATCCAACAAATCTTATCTTTCTCCAATTATTGATTTAAATACCTCTTCTATTAAAATTTCTTCTAATAGAATTGAGAATGCCAAAGGAAAGGAAGGAAGATATGGCAAGAGATTGCAAGTTATTGAATTCTTACCAGTGTATTCATTTGTTGTCGCGGGTAATAGTGTTGATGTAAGTCTTGGACAAACAGTAGAAGGTGTTGGTTACGAGGCAAGCGGTATTGAGGCATCTGGTGCTCGCGGAGAAATTGTATTCTGGAATCCATCAAACTCCACGATACTTGTAAAAGTTAAAAACCAAAGTAACTTTGTATCTGGAGAGCAACTATTCTTCTCCATTCAATCACAAGCAGGTGAAGATTTTGCAAGCGATACAGTTAGAATTTCTGGTGCAGCACCACAACTCATCAGACCTGACTTTAATTTTGATCAATTAGTTACAGCAATTAATCCTTCTGCTACTACGACAAATTATGATAATTTAATTGGAGGAACAATTACTTCCTGGGATGTTCCTAACCAAGTATTGATCTTAGAAAATGATAAAGAACCTATCAATTCTGACTATAATTCAGATAATAAATCTGGTTCGTTTATTAGAGCACAGCAAGTTGCAGATCAAGCATCTGATATTCTTAGAGTTGGTGATCTTGTTTCCTGGTCTGGATTGATAGCAGGTTATGAAAAGTTATACGAAATTAAATCTATGAGATTTACTGATGGAGTTGACTTTGTTTCTGAAAATAGTGCTAAAGAAACATCTGCTGTTGCTAAGTACACCACAAAAGAAATTGCTCTTAAGACACAAGCATCAGGAATTGATGTTATCATTACCGCAAACGTATCAAATTCTGAAAATATTAAACTATCCTACAAAACAAAAACAACTTCTGTTCAGAAGAAATTTGAGGATATTGAATGGGTTCTATTTAATGATACTGGTATGCCTATCAATCCAGAGAATGCAACCCCGCAAAATACTATCTCCGCTCAGAAAGAAGAACAATCTGCTTATCAAGAGTTCAGATATAGTGTTGACAACTTAGATGACTTTATTTCGTTTGGTGTCAAAGTTACCATGTCATCTGATGATCCTGCATATGTACCCAAAATTCAGGATATTAGAGTAGTTGCTTCAGTATGATAAAGGTTGAAGGTCATGATGGTCTTTATCGAGACCCAGATTCAGGGGCGATTGTAACTACACGATCGTCTCCTAATAAGACCGCATCCCATACAATCAAAGGAATGCGGACTGACATAAATACATTGAAGGAAGAACTATCTGATATTAAACATCTTCTTAGAGAGATATTAAGAAATGCCAGCAATTAACGTCGCAAAAACAGATACCTTTGAAATTCAAAGGCAGAAGATCAATAATATTGGAACGCAAATTTTCAATATTTCGGCTGGTGGTAGTGACCTGGCTACTGGAGAATTAAAACTAGGGGACGGAACTAAAACAGCTCCTTCTCTGGCATTCACTAGTGAAGGAACTTTAGGTTTATACAAACCAGCATCACAAGAGATTGGTTTTGTTGCTGCTGGTAAAGATATTATCAACTATAGACCAGATGGTATTTACTCTTTCCAAGATTTTTATGTTAGAAAAAGAATTCTATTAAATTCTGGTCTTGATATCCAGAATGAAGGTCAAAATTATGATCCAGGTGTATATACTAGTGTTGACTTAACAGGTGGTTCTGGTTCTAATGGTTTAATTGACCTAGTTGTCGAAGCATTTAATGGATCTGTAACTAATAATGGTAATAACTATCTTTCAGGAGATTATAGTGATATTCCTTTAGTTACTGATGGTAGCGGTACTGGAGTTCAGGTCTCGTTTTCTACTGCCGCACCAGTAATTGCAATTGGAAACGCTGGTAGTGGTTATGATGATAATGAATATGGTTCTGTTGAACCAGTATCATCTGGAACTGGAACTGGTTTAGTTGTAACGCTAACTATTACTGGTGGTTCACTGGCATCTGTCTCTGTAGATGAAACAGGAAGTGGTCACAATTCATCAGATACATTCACAATTGATAACACGACACTAACTTTTATTGATGAAGCTACAGGACTAGAAACCCAAAGTGGTGGTGCTGGTATTCAATTAACCATTAGTAATAACGTTAATGAAGTTGACGTAGCAACTTTATCTTTTCAGGAAAAAGGATCTGGTCACGCAGTTGGAGACAATCTAACAACTCCTGGTTCTGTAACTAAAACAGCAGATTTACCTGGTGCGGTAACTGGTCTTACGACTACACTTAGTGTCGCTAGTGCAAATATTACAGTATCCTCAACTACTGGTATTGTTAGTGGAATGATTGCTACCCAGACTGCTGGGGATGGCGCTATTGAAGGAAGTTCGGTTGTACAAAGTGTTGTTAATGGAACCACTATTCAATTATCCGAGTTGCCAACAGTAGATGGTACTGCAACTCTTGATTTTACCAGTGATCCTGTTGACACTATAACTGTTAGTGACGCAAGTGATGTAATTAATGGTGGTATTGTTACTGGTGGTGGATATACTGGTGTTGTTGGTGGTATTGATTATGAACTGAATACTATTACTTTAGATCCCGCGCCAACAGGTGGTGCTCAATCAGGAGTTACGTTTACTATTGCTCCGCCATACGGATCTGGTAGTGCATTTAACTTTGAAATTAATGCTGTTGGTGTTGTTACTACAACAACTTTATCATCTCAAGGAGAAGGTAATGGTTATGCTGTTGGTGATGTACTAACAGTTAATCCACTTACTGTTACTCAACCACTTGAATACGAGACTACAGTATTTGCTGGTCAGTTACTTACTGTTGCTTCTCCAATCAATGTTAGTGTCGGTAGTGTAATTAACGGATATACACCACCTGATAGTGAAGCAGGAACACCTGCAGAATACGGCGACGACATGCTAGTCATTGCTATTACAGCAGGAAGTCCTGGTTCGGCAACTGGATTTATCGCAGGTTCTGCTACTCAATTAGATGCAGGTGCTGAGTTTGGTATTAATAGTTCTGGAGTGTTCACAGTTGCTACTTACGAACCTGCAGGAAGATTCTATATTGATGATGGAAACGGATCAAATCTCCAACCAAATTACACACTATACGCAGGTAACACATACTACTTTAATCAAACTGACGGAAGTTTTTCAACTCATCCAATGAGTTTTTCGCAGCATCCTGATGGAACTAGGAATCTTGTTGAAAATATTACTACTACGCTATCAGTAGGTTCAACTACTTTTACTGCTAGTAGTACTACTGGTATTCTAGAAGGAATGCTTATTGCTGTTACAGATGATGGTCCTGGCGGTGTTACAATCGGATCAACAGTTACTAGTATTGTTGGCAGTACAATTACCATGTCCGCACCTGCTGCAGCTGATGGAGCAGCAACTCTAAGTTTCACTGGTGCTGCATATACTGATGGCGTAGTACAGGGTGCAGCAGGAAACCAAATTACAATTACTGCTTCAACACCAAATCCACTTTATTATTATTGCCCAAACCATGATGGAATGGGTGGTGAACATACAATTAATTTAAACAACCCTAAAGTATTTGGTTCTAATTTAGAAATTCTTGTCTCTTCTGTTGACATTGACGATATTATTAGTGCGGATATTAACTTAGGTATTTTTGATGCTGTTAAGTTAACTTCAGAAACTTCTACAATTGGAGCAGCAGATTTTACTACAAGTCTGGTATCACCTCTTGGTACTATTGATACATTAAATACAACTGATGTTATTGCTGTTACTGGAGGAAATCTAAATCTCAGTTCTGCGGCAGATATTATATTGCAAGCTGTTGACGTTAAACTTGGTACGGGTATTAAATTAAATTCTGCTCTCAATTTAATTGAGACTACTGGAGAGATTAAGACAACTACCAAACTTAATGTTAATGATAGACTCAGTATTGTTGATAACAATATTTCAACAACTTCTCTTGATGATATTTTACTAACTCCTGGTCTTGGTAAAGTTGCAAAAGTTGATACCTCAACTGCATTCACAATTCCTGTTGGTACTACAAATGATCGTCCTGGTGTGCTCGATGTAGAGAGTGGTCAGATTAGATTTAATACAGATACTAACCAGTATGAGGGTTATAGTTCTACTGCTGGTGCATGGAATTCTCTTGGTGGTGTACGTGACCTAGACGGAAATACCTATATTCTTGCAGAAGAATTTATCGGTGCTAACGATAATACACTTTATTTCGTTAATGATGCTGTCACAACAATGAAGTTGGACAGAAACTTCCTTGATTTCTTTACAACTAAAGATATTAAATCTACTAGAATTGGAGCACCAGAAAATAGAAATTGGAACACAAATACTCCTGTTACTCAAGGAGAGTTCTTAAAGTATGGTTTGAATCTATTTGAGGTAATTACTGCTGGTGTCACTGGAACATCAGGTAATGAACCAACAAATACTACTGGAAATAATTTCAATAATGGTAGTGCTGTCCTTAAATATAATTCTCTAGCAGTTGCTCCAATTGACTTCAATGAAGTTGAAATTGTTAGGATTGGTACAAGCAATCCAATTCCTCTAGAAATTAACGGAGATCTAAAACTATTCAATAACACCATTTCTACCAATGTCAATGACATGGTGTTTCAACCAAATTCAGGTCAAAAGGTAAAAGTTAATGCTAATACTTCTTTAGTAGTTCCAGTTGGAGATTCTAACTCCAGAGGAAATGCTGAGCAAGGATCTATTCGCTATAACACAAGTGACCTAACGTATGAAGGTTATGATGGATCTCAGTGGGGATCTCTTGGTGGTGTTAAAGACGTTGATCAGAACACTTACATTATTCCTGAAACTGCTCCTGGTGCAAATGAAAATATTCTATACTTCTATAATAATGGTCTGAACACTCTGCAACTTACTGAAAATGCATTAGAGTTTCGTGACATTGATACCATCACTTCTTTGGGAGCAGGTGGTATCAAAGATTTGCTTAATATTAATGCAAATAAAGTTACATTTGATAATCTCGCAACTACGCTTGATAATACGAGTGCTGATTCTACCTTCTTATTTTGCACAAAACAAAATTTTGATTTAGGTTTATCTGCTGGTTTGACCACAGATACATTGGTCAGACTTACAGATGACGGAGATGTATTCTTCAACTTAGGTTTTGGAACAGGAGTTTACAATGGTCTCAAAATTATTGATAGCGAACTGAGTGCATTTGAACTACAAAAATTTGCAGTTCGCACTGAGCAAAGTAATCTAGTTAAAGATACTATTGATCAAGGTGCCACAGTTCTTTATAATCCTGCAGTAGAAGCATCGGCAAAGGTAACACTAACAGCACACAATAAAACTTCTGGAAACAAAGAATTTTTAGAATTTGCTGTTATTGATAACGGCACTGATATTTCATATACTGAATATAATAATCTTAAGACTGGACAAGAAATTGTTTCAGTCGAATTCGATTTTGATGCTAATAGTGATGTTCGCATTACATATACATTAGATACGAATTTAAATACAGGTAATCAAGTAGACGTTACAGTCGTCAATCAAGTAACTAAGAGGTAAAAATGGCATCTAATTTACAAAATTTAGATTCGCTAGGAGGTTTCTCTGTTGACAATACCACTATTGTCAACGAAACTTTTGACATCAAAAATGTTAATACTCTGCAGGTAAAAAATTCTTTTTTTGCAGATAGTTATACAGAGCATTATATTATGAGAGGACTTAACACGTCTATTCTTGAAATTAATGATACTGGTGGTCAAATTTTTCTACCAGACAATACTATTAATTTTATTGAATCTACTATTGTTGGAGTGAATGATTCTGGTGGAGGAAATTTAGTACAGAAACTGGAAAGTGCTATTTCTGTAAATTCTGCTGGTACTTTAGCAGAAATGTCAACAATGACCACTATCATAAAAGATACTGTTCCGCAAGGACAAACTTGGACTATCAATCCTTTTGTCGGTGGTTCTTCAAATTCATTTAGTTATACAACTTCTAGAGCAGGTACAACCATTTCAATCAAGTGGATTGCATACACTAGAGTTGTTAGCATTCAATGGACTTGATGCTAAATAGATAAGAGAATAAAACCTACGGCAAAGGCTGAGTAAGAAATGAGTTTTCAGTTAAATTCCGACAGAGAAACTATTAGAGCCATTGCTCCTACTCTAATTGGATCTCAAGAATTATCCATTAGGGCAGGTTCTGGTTCTGACGAAAAGGAAGTACTCAGAACTCTACTTGATCCTGGGACAGATTTACCGCGAGTCGGTATCAATAGGACTGGAAATAGAATTGACAGGGTTGTAGTAAATTTAGGTGGTACTGGATACACTATTCAACCAACTGTTAATATTGAACCACCTCCAGCTGGTGGTACTCAAGCAGTAGGTTCTGCAATTATTGATGAAGGTTTTGTTACTGCCGTTCTTATTGACAATCCTGGTAAAGGATACATTACTGCTCCTGCTGTAACAATTAGTGGTGGTAATGGTACAGGTGCTCAAGTCGAAGCATTCCTTGATACTGTTGATTTTGAACTTGACATTAATGGTGCTATTAGAACATCTACGTCGATTATTTCAGACACGGCGAGAATTCTAAACCTAGATATTGATAACTTCATCACTCCAGATGCTAAATTTAGAGCACCTGATCTGAAAACTTATATGAACAACACGGGCATCCCATGGACTGCCCAAACTATTGTTCAGAAAGATGCTTATAGGTATAGAGGTCCAAACGTTTATCAAGCACTGAATGCTGGCGAAACGGGAACTGTACCACCTCTGCATAAAGATGGTATTGAAACTAATAATGAAGTTCAATTCAAGCATATTGGTTTTAGAGTAACTGATCCTTCGGCGTTCCAGTATAATGAGACTGGAGAATCTGGAGAGTTCCCTCGTTCTATCACACCTCTACTTGGTGATAGATCTACTAAAATTGCAACTACAGAATACGTCCTCAACCTAGCAACGAATGACGTTGGTGGTCGTATTTACGTTTCAGCACAGATTGGTTCTGACCTAAACGATGGTCGTTCTGCTGTTGCTCCTGTTAGAACAATCAAGAAGGCAGCACAACTTGCATGGTCAACTCCTGGTGTCAAGGAGACTCTTATTGTTTCTGGTGGTGATTACGTAGAAGATAATCCAATTTCACTACCACCTGATGCATCAGTTGTTGGTGATAACTTACGTTTGGTTATCATTCGTCCTGCTAACCCAAGAAAGCACATCTTCAAGTTCGGTGACAAGAACTATGTCATTGGTGTTACGTATCGCGACCAGGTTGACTCTACTGGAGATGCGGTAGCAACTTGGGACTTTGCGATGGTCTTTGACGACAAGCAAAGAATCAACTATGACTATACAGCAAATGGAGATTTCGGAACTTCTTTCCCAATTGGAACACAAATTTTTGGACCAGAAAAATTCCGTGCAGACTTCCAAACAAACACAGGTCTCTCAAATCTTACATCAAATTTAGCAGTCAAAGGTATCAACACTGGTGCTGAAGGTATTATTAATGAAGTAAACTTTGGATCTATCGTTGGACCACAAGCTTATATTTCTGGTAAACTTGATTTTTCTGTTACCAGTGGCGCATTTACAGCGGGTGAAACTTTCTTGTTTGGTGGTACAGGGTCTATCAAATGGACTCCAAATACACCATATACAATTGGACAATTACTTTGGGCAACTGATAATGTTTATCAAGTAGCTGTTGCTGGTACTTCTGCTGCATCATCACCTATTCACACCACAGGAACAGTTGCTACTGGTCCCGATACACTAGAACTTACATTCCTTAGAGATGCATACGAATTCGTATCTACTGATATTAGATCAATTAGAGCAGAAGGCGAAGTTGTTTTTGAAGAAACCGACATTACTGATGCTCTGCCTCTCGTAAGAATTGATTTCTCCAAGCAAGGCACTGCAGAAGTTTCAACTGGTGGTTTCCAAGATCCTAATGTTGTAGAAGATAATGGTGGTATTATATTCTACACCAATGCTTTGGTTGGTAGGCAGAACACTCATGATTTTAAGGAAGGACAGGAAATCTTTATTGAGGGAATGCCTACCAGTTCTCCTGATCTATCTTTCCTAAATGGAAAGCAAAGAATTTACAAAGTTCTGGAAGATGCTGATGGTCGTTCAAGACGTTTTGTAATCCCTAAGAAAACTACGATCACTACAACTGATAATTTTGATCCAGGTCAATTTTCATCTGTAAGAGCTTATGGTAAGTCAATTACCATCTCCTTGCTGAACTCTCCTAATAGATTCCCAATGGCAACACCTGTTGCCAGAAGATTCCAAGATGCTTGTTTGCAAATTAGAAACAACGTAGAATTTATTGCAGATGAAGTTGTTGGAAAAGTCAATGATCAATTTAAGAAAGAATATTATTCTGTCTACGAAATTGGTGGCACTCCAGATTCTACACTTACTCCAACTGATGTAGACTATGATCCTGCTACTGGCATCGCTACATTCACAGTAACTAGTCATGGACTTAGTATTGGAGATGGCGTTAGAATTACGGATAATTCTATCACACAAACCTGTGCGATGGATGGATATAAGACAGAACATACTTCACCTAATTCCCATCATTATTCTAGCGGAAAGACTCTACCAATTCGTTCTTCAGGATTTACAACTGATCAGTTTGAACTTTTTGTTGGCATCTCTGGTCCTGACCAGCAATATACACCTACTGATGTAACTTACGATCCTGCAACTGGAAATGTAAATCTAACAATTGGTGCTCATACATTATCTGTTGGAGAAGGTATTGTTATTGATGACAATTCGTTGTCCTTTACGTGTGACATGGATGGCGATCAGTCAGTTAAGTCTTATCCACGTCCTGGTATCGATCCTTTTGCTAGCAGATCTATTCCTATTACAGAAATTTCTGCAACTAGTATTACTATCAATGGAGGAATTTCTGGTCCCAATAAGTATTTCCAACCATCTGCTGTAAACTATAACGCTGCAACTGGTGACATGACTGTCACAGTTGGTCAGCATGGACTCGGAGTTGGACGCAATGTTGTTCTTGCGGATAACTCATTCACATTCACTTGTGATCAAAATGGATATGCAACCGAGCATACTTATCCACGTCCTGGACAAGATCCACAAGCAGGTAAGTCTATTGCTATTACTGATGTAGGAACCAATTCCCTAACAGTATCTGGAGCAACTTACACCGCTTCAAGTGGTCAAGTTGACATCACTACTTCCGCACCACACGGAATGCAAGAAGGTGATTATATCTTGTTTGAAGATAACTCACTAACCTTTACGTGCAACCTGGACGGGAATGTAGTCAGTAAAAATTATCCACGTCCTGGTTATGACTACCCTAGCGGAAGATGGTTCCCAATTAGCAACATTTCAGCAAGTGGTTTTAGAGTTAATATTGGACCTTCTAGTTATACTGGAGTACATGCTTTTGTTTCCGCAACAAACAATGGTCTAAAACATCAAGACGGAACATTTACAATTAATGTTGGTAACGCAGGTAGTGCATCAGGATCAAATCATCAGTTTGTAAATGCAACTGCTCAAGCAATTAAGCACGAACCACAATCTGTCCATACGTTTACTGGTTCAACATCTAATTCAGTAAAACATCTACCTCAATCCGCACATACGTTTGTAAGATCTGCACCAAACGCTCTATCTATTGGTGGTTCTACTCTCAAAATTTATCTCGGAACATCTACTTTCGTACACACATATGTAAGTGGTGGTGTTGTAACTTACAATTCTCAAAATTATAATATTACTAATTTTGTTTATGATAATATTTCTACTGGCGAAGCAACTATTACCCTAGCATCTCCAGTTGCTGCTTTGTCTGAAGATGCTACTATTAGAATTTCGGATTTAGTTGTAGAGTGTGTAGTAGATGGTGTTACTACCCAAAAAACTTATCCAAGTTTTAGCATCCCTGTAAACGATAACAAGTGTCGTAGAGATGTCGGACATTTCATTAGTGCAATTACTAGAGACCTTGAGTTTGGTAGCAACTATAACGTTATTGATGCAGCGAAAAAGTATATTGATGGTACTAACACCCAGATTGATTTTGTCAATACCGAAATTATTCAGACAGTACGTGCTCTAGAATATGCAAGAGAACTGATCACTTTTGCTATGAGAAAGTGGCGTACTGGAACTGGAGCTCCTGGTCAAGCAATTTATGTTCCTCAATATTCTCAACTTGACAGATATTTTGACCCAACAATTATTGATGATATTTCAACTCCTGCTTGTGCTAACGTAGCATCTGCTATTGATACACTAGCATATCTGTTTATTGATGTTCTTGCTAATGATACCAGTGGAACTTATCTAGATGGTGCTTATCTAATTGCTAGAAATAGAGATTTGATTGCTGATGAAGCATACAAACTAGCAATGATCCAATACCCTTCTCTTGGATTAGGTAACATTGATGAGCGTAAGTGTCGTAGAGATATTAACTTAATTACTGGCGCTATAATTAGAGATCTATCACTGGGAGGAAATGCTGGTATTGTCAATGCAGCAGAATTGTATTTCACAGGAAGTGCCCTAACTGGAATACCTGCATCTGAACTTGCTCCTACAAGGTTTGCATTCGAGAAAGCAAGAGATTTGTGTATCGCAGCAATGCGTAATTGGACAGATGCATCTGGTGCTGCAGTCACCACACCTAATTCAGATATTCCTCAATTTACTGATAGTTCAATTCTTGTAGATCCTACTGGTGTACCTTTATGTGCAAACGTTGAAGCATCTATTACAACTGCATTCCAACTACTAGATGACATCTTGAGTGGCACTACCTCTCCTGGTGCTACAGTAAGAGATACGGGAACTTTATTTGATACTTCAACTATTGCTACTTTCCCTGATAGCATTATTTACGATAGTAAAGGTACAAAACTAACTCCACGTTCTGATTTTGCTGATAATCCTATCATTGAAGCATCTCCATATACTCAGAACGCATCTGTTATCTCCTTCCTAGGTGGTGGCGGTGCTGAGGTTGATGGTGATAAGGTTAAGCAACCTAACTGCCCCTTCCCTGGTCTTGAGTTAGACGGAACAGCATCCTTCCCCAATCAGGGTAAGTCGATGGTTGCATCAGCCTTTACTATCGTTTCTTTCGGTGGTACAGGTTACAAAATTACTAATGATGGTTATGTTCAGTTAGTTTCTGTATTCGTTATCTTCTGTGCCGATGGCGTCCTTGCTGAGTCTGGTGGTTATTGTTCCATCACGAACTCTGCTACAAACTTTGGTATCTTTGCTCTCCGTGGCATTGGATTTAGAAAAGATGCATATGAATTTGATGTTGGTTTAATTAGTAATGTATCTTCCACTCCTACAGGCAGAACAATCTTCACAGTTTCTGGTTTAGGAAGAGAACCACTTGAGCATTATATTGTTAAAATTGATGGATTCTCGAACGTAGATCCAGATATTGAATACTTTATTGATACTGTAGAAGGAGTAACAGTTGGTCCTCCTTTCACTGCTCAACTAACACTTGAGTCTGGTTCTGGTGGTGGCGCAGCTTTAAAAAATGACGCTACTGATAACGCAGTTTCTGTTGGTACTTTGGTTGGTGAAACAGTAAGACTTCACAGACCATCTATTGTTAACTCGTCTTCACATACGTGGGAATTTGCAGGATCAGGAACCAACTATAATGCACTACCAGAGAACGGCGGTACTAAAATTGAAGCATACGAACAAGTTTCTGAAAACTATGGTCGTGTATATGTCTCAGGTACTGACGAACTAGGCGACTTTAAAGTTGGAACATTTGCGAGAATTGAAAACAGAACTGGTAATATTACTTTCACAGGTACTGTTACAATTTCGGAAGTTGAATTCTTGAAACTAAAAGGTGGCGACGTTGTTGTTACTGGTTTCGACGCATCCAACACACTTGGTGGTGCAAATACTACTAACTCTAAACTGCCAACGCAGAAAGCAGTTAAAGATTACATCACCAATAATCTCGGTCCATATCTAAACAAACCATATTCAACTAACCCTGTTCCTAGAGCACTGGTTGAACTTACTGATTCTGGTAAGATCTCGGAAGATCAGATTCCCCCTCTACGTCCTTTCCAAGTATTTACGGTTGCAAACCAATCAGAAAGAGTTGCTATTGAAGGAGCACTTGCTGGTGATATTGCAATTCAACAGGATACTAACTCTTCATTCATTCTAAACAATGATAATGATAGTTTGTTTGTATCGTTCCCAATTGATTCCACTCTTCAATTCACCATTGGTGACATCTTTACTGGCAGTAATTCTGGCGGTAAAATTCAATCAACTGAATATAGAGAAGGTGTTGTTTATCAAATCAGTATTACTGATAATGGTTCTGGTTATGTTACTCCCCCTGTTGTAACTATCTCTGGTGGTAATCCTCAAGCAGGTGCTGTTTCAGCATTTGCTACTTGTTCGATTGCAAATGGTCAAGTTGTCCTGGTCGAGATTCAACTATTCAATAACTATATTGGTGGTAAAGGATACACTACTGCTCCTACAGTTACGTTCTCTCCTCCAGCAGGTTCTGGAACGCAAGCAGCTGGTGCTGCTATAATTGAGTCCAGACTCTATGGTGATATCGTCAACAATATCAAGATAGAAGATACAGATGATATCGAATCTAGTGATATTCCTGCCGAGACTATTGCTATTACCCGTGTTATTAATACTTCTGCGAGTGATAGTAATAACTGGGTATCTCTATCTTCCAATCAAATTGCTGCTAATGACATTACATCTGGTGTTATTTCTACCGCAAGATTAGCATTTACTTCAGATGCTGCAAACTCCTTCACATTCCTTAGAGGAGATCAGTCATATAATCCTGTTATTCAATCACTCAAGGGTGCTGAGACTAGATATTTTGCTAAGATTACTTCACAAGCAAACAGCAGTTCTTCGCAATTAGTTTTTGCTACTAATTCAGATGTACTTCTTGGTCATGAAGTTGTAGCAAACATTAATGGTATTCAACCTAATACTAATATTTCTGGTATTCTTACTGCTGCTGGAACAACCACAGTCTCAATTGATAATCCACTAACAGCTACAATTCCAGTCAACACAGTTATTGAATTTGAGCGTGGTTCATCTCCACTAACATTTGAATCATCACTTACTCAAGGAGACTTTATTGAATCCGTTGTTATTGCAGCGGGTGGATCTGGATTTACTGATGGTCAATTCTTTGATGTAGAACTAGATGGTGGATCTGGTACAGGACTCAAAGCAAATATTATTGTAAGTGGTGGTACAGTTTCAGATCTAACACTTACTTCTACTGGTGTTGGATTCCTAAATGACTTCACAGTCACTTCTGCTCCAGCAGCTATTGGTTCTGGTACTGGTTTAGTTCTACTTGCAAAACTCAGTACAGTCAATAAGCAATTTGCAAACGTTGCTGTTGATATCTCTAGAGTTTCTGATCTAACTATTTCTGCTGACGAATACGGAACAATTGGTGTTGCTAGATTCTATAAAGATCAATTTAAAATTGGTCTTGCTGGTAATGGTTCTATTCAACTTAAGACTGGAGCAGACTCTGGTCTTGATGCTGACCTTCTCGATGGTGTTCAAGGATCTTTCTACCTTAACGCAGGTAATCTAAACGCAGGTGTTCTGCCCGTTGATAGATTATCTGGTACTTATAATATTAATATTGCTAACCAGTCTGGTAGTACATTAAGACTCAAGTCTTCTACAAGTAACCCAGCATCGAATCCAAACCCTGATTCGTTTAACGTTGGTATAATTGCAGATACTAGAAATAATGCTGCTGATGGTCTAGCAGATGGTGGCACACGTCACGTTACAATGACTATCAGGAATGGTGGATCTGGATTTGATGCAACATTCGGTGGTGTAAGACAACTTGCATTCACTGATAATGATAATATGTATCTTAGAGGTTCTGGTTCTACCCTAGCAACCTTTAGTACATGGGCAAAAATCTGGTCTTCCCAGAATGATGGCATCAACTCTGGACTTGATGCTGATAAACTTGATAGTCGTCAAGGAACTTTCTATCAAAATGCTATCAATACAAATGAAGGCACATTCAGTGATCTTAGAATGCCTTCTCACCAAACACAGAAGGACTTCCAAGATAGAGTTAGAATTCTTGATTGGACAGGTCAACCAAGATTTAAAATTCTTGTTAGAGATGAACTATTAACGGCATCTCCATTCTTAGTTGGTTTGCCAGTTAACTTGTATGATGCTCAAGGTCTTGCTCCTGGTCGTATTTCAATTACTGATATTGCCATCAACCAAGATGCCAATGATCCTTCTAATAATTTCACTCTAATTACAGGTACACTAACAACAGGTAACTTTATTGGAGCGATTGCAATTGGTGATACCGCAATCAACTATCCTTTCCAAGATTTTAGTATTGCGGACCTAGACGCTAATGCAGATGGACTACCCGATGGTACATTTGAAGTTGGAGGACTAGAAAGTAGTGGTGGTAATGCCAGATTGAAACTTGGTAGAAACGATGGTATCTCTGCTTCAGATCCTTCCGTCTACTTCAGATCTTCTCTCAACCCATCAACTAACTATAGTTCTGCAATTATTGCTACTGGTGGTAATTCCACCGATGGTTCTGGTTCTCTGGAATTTAAAGTATCAGATGTAAATCAGTTAACTCTATTAGGCAACATTATTTGGAATGAAGGTAATGTAGTATTCAACTCCTCTAATGTATTATCAACAACATCACTGAAGTCTGCTGTAATGAGAGACACTAGTGGAGACTTTAGTGCTGGAACAATCACTGCTTCTCTAACTGGTGCTGCTTCACTTAACGTTCTTAAGGCAGGCGATACAATGTCAGGTCTGCTCTCCATCTCTGGAGTAGCGGTAGGACAGCAAGCATTGAGCGTATCTGGCAGAGGAGATTTCCTAAGCAATATTACAGTTGCTGCTGACCTAACAGTCAACACGGACACATTGCACGTTGATGCTATAGATGATACAGTAAGCATTGGCACAACTACTTCTGATTCTGCAGTAAAACTTCTGATTGTAGAAGATGGCGATCAAGATGTTGTCCTGAGAATGTATTCAACTCCTAATAGTGGAACACAATATGACTCAAGACTTGAACTTCTTGGACAGAGTGGCACTCTAGATGAGGGTCTCCAACTCATGTATGACAACTCTGTTGGTGACGTGTACTTCAAGCAACTATACAATTCTCTAACAACAGAAGTTGCAATACATTTCAGCACTGGTGCATTTACTGACGCTCTAACGATTACTGGTAACGGCAATCTGGGTGTACAGATGACTGCCAGTGATGCATATGAGTTGGATGTAAATGGATCTTCAAGATTCAAGACTGCTCTTAGCGTTGGTCGTGCAGATAGCAATGCTGGTGCTCCTGCAATTTTCGCAGGCGCAACTGGTGGATCTAATGGAGCAGGTGGTTATCTAAGTAACTTCCGTGTTGGTAACCAACTTCTACAAGCAGATACTTTTGAAATCACACCTAGTGATGGAACGCAGGGTGCTCTAACTTGGAAATCTACTCCAGCACTTGCTATCCAAGGTTCCGAGAACCGAGTTGCAATCAATACTCTTCAGTTTGGTGGTACTGATACTACAGTATCTCCACAGGTTCAAAGAGAATATCAACTGAACATCCAAGGCGATATCAACATCAATGGTCTGGTCTTCCAGAACAACGCTGAGTTCGTTACTTCCAGATGGACAGAATCTGATAATGAACTGGATATCTACAGAGAGTCTAAGGTCTGGATTAACCCAGATTCAAGTGTTGCTGGATTTACTGGCAACCCCGACTATGATCTACAACTTGGTGGAGGTGGCAATGATGGTCACTTCGGACTACATGGTGTAATGTACATTAGAGATACCCCTCAGTGGATTGATACTACTGGCATCATCAAAAACTCCGCTAACACATTGTCAGAAAATGTAATTATTCCCGCAAATGCTAATGCAATGTCCATTGGTCCAATTACAATTCAACCAGGCATCACAGTAGATGTCGTAGGTAACTGGGTAATTATGTGATAAATAGATAAAGCAAAGAACTCATAAGCAGATTGAAATATGTCTAGTCTAAACGTAGGAACTGTAACTCTGTCTAACGGACTGACACTTCCTTCATATACATCAAGTCCAGATAACAGACCATCACATAGTGCTGGTAGGACTATCTATGATTCGACTTCGGATACTATTCAGATATCTGATGGATCACAATGGATTAGTGCGGGTTCTGCGGGTAGTGGTTTGATTACTGCTACTGGCGGTGAAGTTACATTCTCTGGTGGATATAAAGTTCACACATGGTACAATGTAGGAGAGTATAATTTTAATGTAACGGGAGCTGCTGGTGGTGCTACTGCCGAAGTTCTTGTGGTAGCAGGCGGTGGTGCTGGTGGAACTATTGGTGGCGGTGGCGGTGGTGGTGGCGTTTGCTACCATGGAACTTACCCAATCTCAACTGGTTCTTATGATGTAAAAGTTGGAGCAGGCGGATCTACACCTTTGTCTGGTTATCCTGTTGCTAAAGGTCAATCTGGAGGTAATTCTGAGTTTGGAACACATACCGCATTTGGCGGAGGTGCTGCTGGATCATGGGGACCTAATGCTAGAGAAACTGGAGAACCAGGAGGTTCTGGCGGTGGTGCATCTGGTCCTGCTCCCAGACAACCACAAAGAGGAGAAGCAACCAAAGGTAGTGCTCCTGGTGGCGGTGTTACTCATGGAAATCCTGGTTATAGAAACGGCAATAATACTTCTGGAACACACTCTGGTACTCATACTGGCGGTGGTGGCGGCGGTGCTAACCCCAACAATACAGTTAATGGAAGAGTCGGTGGTGATGGCATCACCTACATGGGTCTAACTGTTGGTGGTGGTGGCGGTGGTGGAACCCACGAAAACTATGGTACTGCTCCAATCACAACTCCTGCTGCTCCTGGTGGCGGTGGTCGTGGTGGATCTAGATCATCGCAATATGCAGGTGGCGGTGGACAAGGTTGGGGCGAACCAGGACAAGTTAACACTGGTGGCGGCGGAGGCGGCGGCTGGTATAATGGTACTGGTAATGGTCAAGGTGCTGCTGGTGGTCCTGGCATCGTTCGTGTTCGTCATACAATCTAATATATGTTTTACAATGTAGAGGAAAATTTCCTCAATAGTGAAGAGTTTGAACAACTAACTAAACAAACAATAAACAATCCTTATTTCCCGTTGTATTTGAAGAACCGAGTAGCGTCGGCGTCTTCAAACGACGGGATTTATTTTACCCACAATTTTTTCTTTGCTGGCGAGGTATGTAGTGATTACTACGATCATCTTTCTCCTATTATAGAAAAAATTAAAACTAAAAAATTTCTAAGAATTCAATTAAATTTATTTCCCAAAACCACTGAGATCGTGCGCCACGACTGGCATACAGATATGCTTTGGGATCATAGAGGTTGTATAGTCTACCTAAATACTAATGATGGGTCAACGTTATTAAAAGAAGATGATGAGAATGCTATAAGCATTCGTTCTATATCAAACAGAGCATTATTTTTCAATCCAGCAAAACCTCATTGTAGTACAACATGTACTGATTCTGAATTCAGAAGCAATATTATTTTTAATTATGAGTGAATTATATAATGTTTTTTCTATACCCGTATGGAAAACAAAAATAACTAAAAATGATTATGACAAAGATCTCATTCTCAATGAGATGCTGTACAATTTTAATGTAGATCCCAAAAGAAATACTTGGGATAAGGTAATGCCAACTACCATGAAAAGTAACTGGCACCATTCCAATAATGACGAGGCAGACGAAAAATTTAAATCTATCAGTTACAAAGACTCTGGATTGACTTCTGTTATAGACTCAAAGGTTAGAGAATTTGTTTCTCACCTTGGATTAAATTCCAGCATCAATTATTTTTTTCAAATAACTAATTATACAGTATCTACAGAAGGTTACTTCCTCACCAGTCATGGTCATGGTTGCGACTCTTTTAGTTCTGTGTTATTTGTGCAATTTGATAAACTTAATCACCCCTCTACATATTTTAATAATCCGTTTAGTTCATCAGATCAAACTAGATGGTTACAGAAAGACCTATATGATTCGTTTGATAACAAAAATTCATTTTTTAGTTACATGCAAGATACATGGTCAATTGATACTGACGAAGATGATTACATGATTTTTCCAGGACATGTCAAACACGAAGTTCCTACTGTAGGAAAATCAAACAAAGAACGAGTAACTATTTCATGCAATATTAAGGTGTACAAAAATGTCTAATGAAATTAATTCAATTACTATAGTTGGTGGCGGTAGTGCTGGATGGATGTCTGCCGCTACAATGATTAGGTTTTTTCCAGACAGAAAAATTACTATCATAGAAAGTCCAGACTACCCAATCGTAGGAGTTGGTGAAAGTACACTAGGACATATCAATCAGTGGTTAGATCTGCTAGGAATTCATGAAGATGATTTTATGAAGGAGTGTGATGCTTCTTACAAATTAAGTATTAAATTTACAGACTTTTATGCAAAAGGAGATGGTGGTTATCATTACCCATTTGGACCACCAATGTTGGATGGAACTGAACTTGGGTTTAATGATTGGCAAGTATTAAAACATTTTTCTCCTGGTATTCCTGTACAAGATTTTGCCAGATGTTATAATCCTATAACCCTTTTGGCAGAGCAAAATAAAATTGATAAAAATGAGAGTGGTCACTTAGATAATTTTAATTTTGCAAAAGATGCTGCATATCACTTTGATGCTGTTAAATTTGGACAATGGTTGAAAAAAAATTATTGCCTTCCTAAAGGTGTAGAACTTATTTCATCTTCTGTAAAGAATGCTATCGTAGGTGCAGATGGAGTAGAATCATTAATTCTTGAAGATGGTACAGAGCATTCTGCTGACATGTATCTTGATTGCACAGGATTTAAAAGTATGCTGTTAGCAGGTGCTTTAAATGAGGAGTTTGTTTCTTATAGAGATGTTGTTCCTAACAACAGAGCATGGGCAACTAGATTACCTTATACAGATAAAGAAAAACAATTAGAACCATTTACTAATGGAACTGCTTTATCATCTGGTTGGGTATGGAATATTCCTTTGTGGAGTAGAATTGGAACAGGTTATGTGTATAGTGATGATCACATCACACCAGAGGATGCGTTAAAAGAATTCCAAGAACACATAGGAAGAGATGATCTTGAGTTTAGAGATATCAAAATGCGTATTGGAATTCACAAAAATGTGTGGAGTAAAAATGTAGTTGGTATTGGTCTAGCAGGAGGTTTTATTGAACCTTTAGAAAGCAATGGATTATTTACTGTACATGAGTTTCTACTCAAACTAACAAAATCTATTTCCAAACCTTTTGTAAACCAATTAGATAGAGACATTTTTAACATGTCTGTCCGTGATATATTTGATACATTTGCTACTTTTGTAGGTCTTCACTATAGACTTAGTTCTAGAAACGATAGTCCTTATTGGAGAGATATTACAGAGAGATCTAATCTATGCGAAGAAATTTTAAAAATTCCCCAAATGCAAACAGATTTTAGACATCTAGCAGTAGCAAAAATGATTGATGATAAATTCTGTAACGGAGGACAACCTTATATTGCTACAGGTATGCATTATCCAATTGCAGATGAATCAACAATTTGTGCATGGGGATATCATAATGAGGTAAACTATAAAAAAATAGCACAGGAATCTGCGTTACGATTCTCTAGAAGAAAACATTTATGGCAATGTGTGGCGGACATTGCTCCAACATTGTATGCACATTTGGCAGATAAATATGAATATGAGGTAAATTAATTATGGCATATGAAGCGATGTGGTATCAATCACATTTACCAGATGAGTTAATTGATCCATTGGTATCAACTTTAGAACAATCTGATAATTTTATTGATTCGGAAACTAAAGGTGGATTAGCATTAGCAGTTAGAGATAGTTCAAACCAATGGATTCCTGATACTCATTGGATTTGTGGATTGTTATGGCATTATGTTACTCTGGCAAACGATAGTAATTTTGGTTATGACATTAAAGAATTTGATCATAATTCAATACAATATACTAGATACAAAACTGGTCAATATTATGGATGGCATAAAGATGACGGAGTGGGAAGTATAATTTCTCCTGATCCTAAGCACCCAGTTGAATCTTTTATTGATAGAAATACTAAACAGATTAGAAAATTGTCTGTAGTTGTCCAGTTATCTTCACATGAAGATTACACTGGCGGAGAATTTCAAATGCTAGAAGATCAAAATAAAACTTTTTTTGCACCAAAAACAAAAGGAACTATTATTATTTTTGATAGTAGACTTCCTCATAGAGCTAAAAAAGTATTGTCTGGTGAAAGACGATCTTTAGTTGCTTGGGTAACTGGACCCCAGTGGAGATGAGTATGAATTGGAATGATTGGTCTGTTATTGTAGTAAAAAATATTATAAATCCTGTATTTTTATTTGAACCTGTTCCTTGGGAACGAGGACAATATAGTTATGAGTCCAAGGGAAATGTTATTCATGTTCCTGATGAAGGACAAGTTAGTGGTAGTTTGTCTAGATATAATCACCCAAAATTTAGGCAATTGCATTTTGATGTAAAATCTAAAATAGAAAATGTAATTAATGATCCTCTGTATCCAACATACTTTTATGATAGATTTTATTTTAAAAAACAACTACTAGAAAAACATGTGGATAGACCTGCATGTGAAGTAAGCATCTCTATTAATTGCTCGCATAATTTAGATTATGACTGGCCAATATGGTTTACAACTCCAGATGGAGATGATATCCCGTTGATTACAAATCCTGGCGATGGGGTAATTTACAAAGGATGTGAACGACCTCATTGGAGAGAACCAATGGAAGGAAATTCAGAATCATACTATCATCAAATGTTCATGCACTACGTGCGTAGAGATGGTCCTCATCTAGAACATGCACATGATAGATGTAATACTATAAATAGAGTATAGCAAAAAGTCTTGACAGAACATGTCCGAAATTAATGTTGGTGATTTAAACGTATCTACCGAATTTAACTTACCCCTTTATAATAGTTCTAACAGACCCGTGAATCCTGCTACAGGATTCATGATATTTAATACTACCGAAAATAAATTGCAGGTATGGACTGGATCTCAATGGAAGAGTTTTGGTCAACAAAATTATGATATTAGTGCAACTGGCAGCGTAGTTACTAACGATTTAACTGGTGACTATAACGGATACAGAGTTCATAGGTTTACTGGGGATGGAACTATAACAGTCAACCAAAGTAATCAAGATGGTGGTGTAGAATTTCTACTAATCGCTGGGGGAGGCGGTGGTGGTGGCGTCATCGGCGGTGGTGGTGGTGCTGGTGGTGTAATCTATAGAAGAGAACTTTATCTAGCACCAGGTACTTATAATATTTCCATTGGTGGTGGTGGCGCAGGAGGAACTGGATGGAATAGTCCACAGCAAGAAGGTCGCGCAGGGACTCCATCTGTATTTACCGATAATGCTGGATTTAGTTATGAAGCAGTAGGCGGTGGTGGAGGTTGTGGTCATGGCGGTGCTACACCAAATAGAATTGCTGGTCAAGGTGGTTCTGGTGGTGGTTCTGCTAATATCTCTAGAAGAGGTGGCAATGCAATTGGTAAAAACTTCGGACCTCAAGCAACAGATAAAGCACATGATATCAGATCTGTGTACTTGAGTAGTAACGATGCTATGGCTGATGGTGATGCACTTGGTAGAAGTGCTCAAAGTTGGGATGCCATCGAAACATCAACTAATGAACACCAAGGAGTTCAAGGAAACGCTGGTGGTATCTGGGGTGATGGAGACGCTGGCGCTGGTGGTGGTGGATTTGGCACTAATGGTGGCAATGGTGGTGCTCCCAGAGATACTGGTGGCGAAGGTGGGCACGGAGGATACTTTGATATCAGTGGATCAATGGTTGGTTATGCTGGCGGTGGTGGTGGCGGTGTCCGAGGCACAGGTCGCCGTCGTGGCACAAAAGCAGGTGACTATGGTGGAGGAGATGGAGGCAGGGCAACTGGTGCCCCCGTCAATTTTGGTAGTCCCTCACCTAACAATGCTGAAGCTGGCGCAACTAATCGCGGTGGCGGTGGCGGTGGTGGCGGTTATAACGCCCCACGTGGCGGTGCTGTAGGTGCTCCAGGTGGATCTGGAGTTTGTATTATTCGATATAGGAAATCATAAAAATGGCATTAGATTTAACGTACATGGCTTCACTATCTGAAGCACAAAGAGAAGTTTTTGTAACACTTATCAATGATATTGAAAGTGAAGAACCTTTTGGTCCTGGTGTAACTTCTGATTGGGTTGACGAGATGAGAGAAAAACTCAGACTATCTGCTCCACGTCAAGAAGATATTGACAAATGCGAAACTTTGAAAAAAATTGCTCCAAGCGATTTAACTTACTCTATTAATAGACTTGCTGATAGTCAGGGATTACCTGTTATTAGTATTATAGGTAACTCTTTGGAATTGGATAAAATTTTCTGTTCTGAAAAAGAAAACTAAATAGTAAAGTACATCATTTTATATTACTACAATGGACACTGAACAACTGAGAAAGAATTTTGATGAGCAAATCGCTAGTACAGATAAGCAAATTTCTGAACTAGAAGCAAACCTTGCTAAAGCAAAAGAATACAAATTGAAACTAATTGGTGGTATTGAAACTCTAGATTTGCTCAACCCCAAAGAGGAAACTCCTTCCGAAGAAGAATCTGAGTAACACAAATCCCTGCTTCCTAAATAGAAGTAGGGATTTTTTGTATCTAGGTGCATGGCTACACCAACAACTAAAGCAGAACTAATTGCATATTGTGAACGCCAATTAGGTGCGCCTGTCCTGCAAATCAATATGGATGCCACCCAAAAGGATGACATCATAGATCAGGCGTTGCAATATTATCACGAATACCATTTTGATGGTGTCGAAAGGATGTATCTAAAGCATCAGTTTACTGCTGCAGAGGTAACTCGTTTCACTGAAACTAATGCTGCATCCACGTCACCTGATGGAACTGGGTGGGAGAACAGGAGTAACTACATTGAAGTTCCTGAACTTGTTATAGGTATTCAAAAAGTTTTTGGAGTCTCTTCAAATTTCTTGAGGAATAACCTTTTTGGTATGAGCAATCAATACTATTTGATGGACCTGTTTTCTTTCTCATCAGGTTCGGCATTTAGTTTTGGTAATTTTGACTTAACAAATTACTATATGATTAAACAGCACTTTGAAACTATTGATATGGTTATCAATACAGGTGCGTTTGTTGAGTATAGATTTAATAAAAGACAAGATAGATTATATGTAGATATTGATAAATCTAGAATTATAGAAGATCAATATTTACTTATTGATTGCTATAGATACCTGGATCCAGATGTACATACTCAAGTTTATAATGATAGTTTTGTAAAGAGATATGCTACTGCTCTCATGAAGAGGCAGTGGGGTCAAAACTTGATTAAATATAACAACGTTTCACTTCCTGGTGGCATTAATCTTAATGGTCGCCAACTATGGGAAGACGGAAACAGAGAAGTTCGTGAGTTGGAATCTAGAATGATGATAGATTATTCACTCCCACCAATGGATATGATCGGATAAAATGCCTACCAGTTCCTATTTCCCAAGTTACTACGGCGGTACTAGTGGCGAGCAAGGTCTCGTCCAAGATCTTGTGGACGAACAAATTAAATTGTTCGGCACGGATATCTACTACATGCCTAGAACTATTCTTAGAGATAATACTCTAGATGATATTATCTACAACAAATATACAGAGCAGTTTCAAATTGAAATGATGCTGCAGAATGTAGAAGGTTTTGGGTCTCCATCAGAATTTATCAGTAAATTTGGACTTCGTATTACAGACGAAGTTAGATTTTCTGTGTCACAAAGAAGATGGGATGAAGAAGTAACTGAACATAATCCAACATTAACTGTTGATGGAAGACCCAATGAAGGAGATCTTCTTTATTTTCCACTGACTAAAGATCTCTATGAAATTAAATTTGTAGAAAGAGAAGATCCTTTTTATCAGTTAGGTAAGGTCTACTACTATACAATGACTGCTGAAATCTATGAGTATGGTAGTGATGACATCTCTACAGGAGTTGCAGAGATTGATGTAATTGAGACTCTGTTTAGTAATTCTATTGCTCTCACTATGGCAGTCGGTGGTACTGGAGACTTTACCATCGGTGAAGCAGTTACAGGATCAACCACAGGCACAGAAGCAGAAGTAAAATCTTGGGATGCTGGCACAAGAGTTTTACAAGTCATCAACAGAACTGGTACATTTGCTACTGGTGAAGCTATGACTGGGAATGACAGCGGTGCTGTTCATGTAGTCGGAACGTTTGACACTCTAAATAATACCAACAGCGAATATGATCAAAATAGAGTCATTGAAACTGCTGCTGATGACATAATTGATTGGACTGAGGGCAACCCTTTCGGTGAATCAGGTAACTTTACAGGTAGTATCTAATGTTTGGGTCACATTTTTACAACGAAATTATTCGTAGAAATATTGTTGGGTTTGGAACCCTATTCAATAACATTTCTTTGAAGAAGGTTGATCCTACTGATGGAACTACTGTTCTTGAGGAAGAAAAAGTTCCTCTGGCATATGGTCCTAAGCAGAAATTTTTGACACGTCTAGAACAAAATCCAGATGTTGATAGAAAAATTGCTATCACACTACCACGTCTTTATTTTGAAATGACTGGTATTGATTATGACGCCGCTCGTAAAACATCTCCTATTCAAAAATATAGAACCATCATTCAAAATGATGGCACAGAAGTAAAGGAACAATATGTTCCTGTTCCTTATAACATTGATTTTGAACTTGGTATTATTGCGAAGTCTCAAGATGACGGACTTCAGATTCTTGAGCAAATTTTACCATACTTTCAACCATCATTTAATATTACTATTAACATGATCCCAGACATGGATGAGAAAAAAGATGTTGCTATTACATTAAACAATGTCAGTTATGAGGATGAATGGGATGACAATTTTCTTGAGCGCAGATATATCACATGGATTTTATCGTTTACTGCTAAGTCTTACATCTACGGACCATTTGATCAAACAAGTGTTATTAAGAAAGCAATTGTATATGAAGGACTTGGAACTTCTGTACCAAATAGAACTACAAAAGTTACTTACACACCTAGAGCACTGGAAGATAAGAACAGCGATGGAAACATCGATGCTCTGGATGATGCACTACTAACATCTTCAGATGACTTTGGATTTAATGAAGGCATTGAACTACTATGAGCAAACTTGAGGATAATATGGAAGATCTATTTGACATTGAAATTGAATCTACTGCTATCGAACCATCTAAACCAGTACCACCAACATCAGATAAAGACGACCAGACAAAAGATTACGAATATACCAGAGGGTCTTTGTACTCGCTCATAGACAAGGGCAGAGAGGCGCTAGACGGGGCGTTAGAGGTTGCTCAGGAGTCAGGGCACCCTAGAGCGTATGAAGTCGCTGTGAACGCCATGAAGCAGGTAGCAGACGCTACTGATAAACTTCTAGATCTACAGAAGAAGATGAAAGATCTAGAAGCACCCACAAAGAACTCTGTCAATAACAAGACCACAAACAATTTATTTGTTGGTAGCACAGCAGACCTACAGAAAATGCTCAAGCAAATAAATAAACAAGAAGAGTCGGAATAAATATGAAGTCTTTTAAACAACTACGTATTGACATCACCGAAGCAGCAGCCTGGACCAAAAAGTCAGGAAAGAAAAAGTCTGGAGGACTCAACGAAAAAGGACGAAAGTCTTACGAAAAGGAAAATCCAGGATCTGACCTCAAAGCACCAAGCAAAAAAGTTGGAAACCCCCGTAGGGCATCCTTCTGCGCTCGAATGAAGGGCATGAGGAAGAGGCAGAAAAAATCTAATAACACAGGTGATGATCGCCTGTCAAAATCATTGAGAGCTTGGAATTGTTAATCATGACTGAAAAAAAACCAATCAAAAAAGATTACGATGGACCATTGTATGCTCCGTGGTCTAAAGTAGTTGCTGGTAAGAAAGCATTTCAAGATAAGAACATAAAACGTAGCTGACTGATACAATTTATTACACTACATACACTATAATGTTTGTAGTGGAATATTATCATGCTTGGCATATATGTAATCGTCACTCTCATTATTCTCATGGTAGCGTATGCTGGCATAGAAGAAACTATTCGCTTATTTGCTTATACTGATCTGGTGATCAGATATCAGTGGATCAAATTTAGAATGTTTATGATGAGACGTAAATTAGAACAACAACTAATAAAGGACTTACCAGACTACAACAAACTCATAAAGGAATTAAAAGATGACCAACGATAAGGAACTGTCGGATCTCAAACTTGAGAGAAAAGAATGTCCTAAATGTGGTGCTATTTGGATTAACGGCAAACATGTGTTTAGTGGCACAGCCGCATCATACGATAGAAGTGAACTAGATCTTGCTGGACTAGTTTGCAATAAACTAGGCAACGAGGAATGTATTAATCCATCTAAAGGAAAGGAAGGTGGAACTACTTGGGAATATCGTTCTGGTTTCATTGATGGTGCTTATGCACAAAAGAAAAAAACAATGGAAGACTTGCGCGATCAATTCGGAGACTTATAAATAGTAGTGGTGAACTAGTTTTTTTATGGCATCCGATCAGATTTATCTTGGCAACCCGCTACTAAAAAAAGCAAACGTCAAGATTGACTTTACACCTGAACAGGTTAAAGAATTTATCAAGTGCAAGAACGATCCGATATATTTCACTAAGACTTATGTCCAGATCGTTTCACTCGATGAAGGTCTGGTGCCATTTAAAATGTGGGACTTCCAGGAAGAGTTAATTAGGAAGTTTCATAAAAGCAGATTTAACATCGCAAAACTACCACGACAGACTGGTAAGTCTACTACTGTTGTGTCTTATCTTTTGCACTATTTAATTTTTAATGATAGTGTTAACGTAGGTATTCTAGCAAACAAAGCATCGACTGCGCGAGATCTTTTAGCAAGATTAGCTACAGCATATGAGAACCTACCTAAGTGGATTCAGCAAGGTGTGGTAGTATGGAACAAAGGTAATATTGAGTTAGAGAATGGCAGTAAAATATTGGCAGCTTCTACATCTGCATCTGCTGTCCGAGGCATGTCGTTTAACATCATCTTTCTCGACGAGTTCGCTTTCGTC